AAAATTTAAAAGAATGAAACTAGGAAACCTTATTGAAAGAATAACATACTACACTGGTATCAAATGGTTATGGAAGAAACTATATCCAGATTGTAAGTGTAAAGAAAGACAAGAAAAACTAAATCATATTGAGCTATGGTAGAAGATAAAATTATTTGGCAAGGTGTAAAACAAAGAACAACATCAACAATGTCAAATGAAGATTTTAAAATAATGTGTAAGCTGCATTCAAAGTATTTTAACCATAAATATAGTGAGCCTTGCACTTGTAATAAAAGAAGATTAAGACAATGGATCGAAGAACTAAACAATAAATTAATATAAGATATGATAACAGATAAAGAATATATGGGAATTGGAATAACATTATTCAAAGTAGCAGTAGTATGCTTTTTAGTAGGTATATTTGTAGGCTGGTTAATATTTAAATAAATAAGATATGTACAAAAAGAAACTAATACAGAAGCTTCAACAACTGGTTGATAAATTACCAGTATCAGATAAAAGAAAAGAAGTGAAACAAGACTTACTTGATTTAAAACTAAGTAAAACAGATTATCACTTTATAACACTAAAAGATAAATATAAAGATGAAGAATAAAATAATATTATTGTTACTAATAACTTTTTTAAGTTGTAGTGATCCAGAAGAAGAAATTTGTAATTGTAGAGAAAATAGTTATGAAAGAACTTATGAGAACTCAAATAGCTACAGAGATAGATTAATTAACCAAAGAGATATTGATGGTTGTTATACATTAGAAGAAGCAAAAGTAAAACAATGGTACACATCAGACAATTACACAATTGTACAATGTGATGACTATTTATAAAACAAATAAGATATGAAGAATAAATCAACAACATTACTTGGATTGATTACCTTTTTTTTAGTTGCATCCTTAATAGCTTTTTCAATTATACTAACAGTAATTGGATTACAAATATAAATTTAAAGCCTAGCAGTAAAATGTTAGGTTTTTTTTATTATATAATTAGTAAACTAATTTAAACTGATTATGGACGGAAGAGCAAATAACAAAGGAACAAAAGGAAATAAAGGAGGTAGACCATCTAAAGCTGAGGAAGTTAAGATGATTGAAAGACTTACACCATTAGAACCAAAAGCATTTAAAGCACTTGAAAAAGGAGTTGAAGAAGGAAACTTTAAATACGTTCAAATGTTTTATAATTATTATGCTGGTAAACCAAAAGAAACAAAAGATATATCTATAACATCAGAGCAACCTTTATTTGATTTAGATTAGTGTTTCAAGTTACAACTGCAATAAAGAAACTTTATAAGTTAAAGAAACGTAAGAAGGTAATTCAAGGTGGTACATCAGCTGGTAAAACATTTGGTATATTGCCAATTCTTATTGATAGATGTATAAGAACACCTATGCTTGAAACAAGTGTAGTATCTGAATCTATACCACATCTTCGTAGAGGTGCAATGAAAGACTTTCTAAAGATTATGGTAGCAACCAATAGGTTTAGAGATAACCAATGGAATAGATCCTCTTTAAAGTACACATTTACAAATGGTAGTTACATAGAATTCTTTAGTGTTGAACAACCAGATAAACTAAGAGGAGCAAGAAGAAATGTATTGTATGTGAATGAAGCAAACAATGTACCTTTTGAAGCATACACACAATTAAGTATAAGAACATCTGGAGATATCTGGATTGACTTTAATCCAACTGCTAATTTTTGGGCACATAAAGAAGTTGTAGGCAACGATGATGCAGACTTTATTACATTAACATACAAAGACAACGAAGCTCTACCAGAAACGATTGTAAAGGATATAGAAAGTGCAAGAGATAAAGCAAAGGATTCAGAGTATTGGAGTAACTGGTGGAAAGTATATGGACTTGGTCAAATAGGAAGTTTAGAAGGTGTATGTATTCCAGATTGGAAAGAGATAACACTACCAGCAGAAGCAAGGTTATTATGCTACGGAATGGACTTTGGGTATAGTGCTGACCCATCTACATTAGTAGCTTTATATAAATACAATGATGCTTATATCTTTGATGAGGTAATATATCAAAAGAAATTACTAAACATAGACATCTCAAACTTGTTAAAGCAAAATAATATACAAGAGATAATATATGCAGATTCAGCAGAGCCAAAATCAATAGCAGAGTTAAAGAGTTACAGACATAAGATACTACCTTGTACAAAGGGTAAAGATTCAATTGTATATGGTATCAACTTAATAAACCAAAACAAAATATTTGTAACAAGCAGAAGCAAGAATCTTATTAAAGAATTACAAAGCTATACTTGGATGAAAGACAGAGAGGGGAATACTATTAACAAACCAATTGATGCTTTTAACCATTGTATTGATGCAGCACGTTATGCAATATCATCTCAGTTAAAGAATCCAAATGCTGGTAAATACTTTATAAGATAAATGGATAATGAACAGATGATTGCATTTGTAGAGTGCTTTATACACCATAGAACTGGAAAGCAAGTAAGGATTGCAAAGCCAACAAAACCTCAACATTATTTACTACTTACAAAAGCCTATGAAAATTGTAAGGGTTTTTTTATAAAACATTAACAAAAAAGTATTATATAGTTATGAATATAGAGATAAATGTACCAACATCATTAAATGAGATTACTTTAGGACAATATCAGAAGTTCTTAAAAGTAGCACAAGAGAATCAAGAAGGTAGCTTTTTAAATGCAAAGATGATAGAAATCTTTTGTGGTATTCCTTTATCTGATAGTTATAAATTAAAGATGTCAAGTGTTGAAGCAATAGTAGATATCTTAACAGAGATGTTAAATGAAACACCAACACACATAGACAAGTTTACATTAAATGGTACTCAGTATGGATTTATACCAGACTTAGATGAAATGTCTTTAGGAGAGTATGTAGATTTAGATGGTAATGCATCTGATTGGCAAAAAATGCATATTGCAATGAATGTATTATACAGACCAATTGTAACAAGTAGAGCTGGTAAATATAACATAGAAGAATATACTGCCGATGATTCAGAGAAGATGAAAGCTATGCCATTAGGTGCAGCAATAGGTAGTCTTTTTTTTTTCTACAATTTAGGGATAGAGTTATCGAAGCATACGATTCTTTATTCCAGCAATCAAGAACAGATGGAGATTATTCAAGAGCAGCTAATTTCTCAGCAAAGTGGGGATGGTACTCATCAATTTTTAGTCTCGCTGGAGGAGATGTTAGAAAACTTGAAGATATCACTAAATTAAATATACATCAATGTTTTACTTTTCTATCATTCACAAAAGAAAAAGCAGAGATTGAAGCACAACAAATAAAAAGTAAATTTTAGATGAAAGGATTTTATCAAGTAACGGAAACAATAAAGAATCAATTACTATCAGATGTAAATGTAAATACAGTAACAACTGGAGATATTACAAAGATTGATTTAAGCAAACAAACTATATTCCCTTTATCACACATCATAGTAAATAATGTAAATAACGAAGATAATGTATTACGTTTTAATTTATCTATTTTGTCTATGGATATTGTTGATGTTTCGAAAGAAGCAGTTGTAGATATCTTTAGAGGTAACGACAACGAACAAGATATACTTAACACACAATTAGCAGTACTTAACAAACTATCACAAGTATTAAGAGGTGGTACATTACACCAAGACTTATACCAGTTAGATGGCAATCCTAGTTTAGAGCCTTTCTATGATAGGTTTGCAAATGAAATAGCTGGATGGGCAATGACATTTGATGTGCTTGTAAACAATGATATTGATATATGTTAAAGAACGTACAACAAGAGCTGAATAGATTTGCTAAGTATGTGATTCAACAATCAAGAACGAATCTAACAAAAGGTAAAAAGAATAGTTCTAAGGCACTTTATAATAGTTTAGACTACAACTTAAACGTTAGTCCAAATAGTTTCTCTATGAGCTTTATAATGGAGGACTATGGTATATTTCAAGACAAAGGTGTAAGTGGTATAAAGAAGAAATATGATACACCATTTAGTTATAAGGATAAAATGCCACCTCCAAGTAAAATGGATAAATGGATTGTAAGAAAAGGTTTGAAAGGTATAAGAGGTAAGGATGGTAAATTCATATCAAGAAAGTCTTTACAATTTATGATTGCAAGAAGCATTTATAATAATGGTATTAAACCAAGTTTATTTTTTACAAAGCCATTTGAGAAAGCATTTAAAAACTTAGATAAAGACATAATAAAAGCATATCAATTAGATGTTGAAGAACTACTAAAATTTACAACAAATGGGAATAATTAATACAAGAAGTCCATACTTTTTATCTGTATCAGATGCTGACTTAGCAACTGCAACTTTAGATATAGAGATTTATACTGGAGATGAAACAACTGGTTATAGTGGTACACCTCAATATAGTTTAAGTAAAAAGATAATACTAAACACAACAAAAATATCTTTTGAGATATCAGAACTTATAAGAGACTATTTAGATATAACTTTTGAAGATGGAGATTATGAAGCATCTGCTGAAAGTTTTTGTAAATGGGTAAGAACAACACTTACTGCATTTGATGGTAATGGTGTACAATTATCACAAACAATAAGCACAGATTTAGCCTTTGAGAGTTATGGCTATTTTGAAGAAGGTGCAAACTATTCTTTTGAGTACGAGGGTTTACTAATGAGTAACAATTATATGTTTATAGAATCTGGAGATGAGATAAAGATACCAATTCAAACAGATAGAACTGTAACTGTTAGATTTTATGATTCAGATAATGGTCTTTTAAATACAGAAACCTTTTCTTTATCAGACCAATCACAAGACAAAGTAGTTTATGCAGCTTATACTGATGACCAAGCTGCAAAAGCAACTATTCAATATACTGGAGATTCTGGATCAGAAACATCAACTATAATTATAAAACAATTAAGTGAGTGTAAATTTACACCTTATAAGACAACATTTATAAA